CGACAATGCATTCTTGGTCGTTAGTTTTGATTTAAATTAAGAGAAGACATCATTATTTAACGGAGATTACGTAGAAGAAGGGTTGGACGACAGTTCTGTAGTCGTAAGAACCCCAACATTGTCCACATCTTTTACTAGAAAGAACTGGTCAGTGGATTTCCCTCCTATGGATTGTGGAAGATAAGTTTATAAGAGAAGATTAGGAATTTCAACATATTTACTAATAGTTGAAGACTATAAAACTTTTATAGGCGAAATGTACCACAAGAGGATCTCAATGAACGGAATACCTAGACCCGTTTTGAGTTTAAATAAATCTAGCTATAGCGTAGTCACTACTTAAGAGAATTATTTTTATGATTTAAGTATGATAGATGCTTTGAGAAGTTTGGTACCAGCAAATCCTGGTTTTACCGCTTCAAACGTAGAAAATATCTTAAGTAAATATAAATTGAGATTTTACGGATAGGCTAGAGAAGAGTATTAATTGGACGTTTTGAGCGACAATTTTGGAGAAATAAATACTCTCATGTTAGGATCCATATATTAAGTATATAGAGAATCTGACATGTAAAAGAACAACACAACTAACGTTTCCAAGTTAGTTTTATCATCATGGATAGATGGTTTAAAGTCAGAGAAATTTTGTGATTTTAATTAACCATTTAGTTGTGACCATGATTCTATAACTATTAGTATAGCGGGCAAAGAAGTAACTATATTAATTAAAGATCCTTATATGACTCCTTTACAATTTTTTTACTCACAATCCTTTGAAAACATGAGTATTTTGTTAAATACGTTCCCTATATTTTCAACCGGAAACGTTTTATTGGAGTCTAAAGAGGCTGTAAGAGCCATAAGAGATTCAGAGCACTGGCATGTTTACGAGAACATTGGTGCTACTTTCTTTTTAGATATAAAAGATCGATCTAGTCACAGGAGAAAAACAACTAAGGCCGCTAGAATAATAAAGTTTATTTAAAAAAATAGCTTATAGATTTATAAGATTTTAAACTTCATTATTTTCCTTGAAGC